CACCCTGCCGCGGGGCTCCACAGCCTGGGAAAGCGCTGCTCGGGAAGCCGTTCTCCGCAGAGATCAACCACAAGGGCCAGCTCGTGAAGCGCGGCATTGAGGTGCATTGGGTCGGGTACCAGGAGAGCGTGAAGCACCTTCACAACCGCCTCCGAGTGGCAGTGCCTGGCCCCGGGTACCTGCACTTCGGCAATGAACTGATCTCCACTGACCAGTACCTCAAAGAGCTGTTTCCCTGGCGGCGCGTCCCAGTCCGTAAGGGCGGCCAGACGGTCTACAAATGGGGCGACCCCCCAGCAGGCCACCGCGACGAGGGCGGCGACTGCACCCGGTATGCCATCGCCGCTCGGGAGCTGGTCGCACGCGGCTACAACCGGGCCACGATGTGGGATCAGCTGGAGGCGGCGGCGCTGGCTTCGATCGGCCCACAGCGAGTTGGGGCCACTGAGCAGCAGAGCAAGGAAAGCTCTTGGCTTCCGGGGAATCGCAGAGGCTGGCTTGTGCGATAAGATGCAACCATGGCCTACACATTGTCAGATCTCGAAAATCTGCGCCAACGTATCGCCGAGGGCGTCTCAAAGGTCAGGTTCTCTGACGGAAGAGAGATGACGTTTAGATCATTAGATGAAATGCGCAGAATTGAGGAAAACATGGTTGCGGATCTTGGGCTGAATCCGAGCAGTTCGCGCAGCCAGCACTACTTCACGCCGCGCAGAATGTCATGACTGATGCCGTAACCCTTCGCGGCATTCACGCGGCCTTTGATGCAGCGAAGGAGTCGCGGCGCACGGCTGGGTGGCACTCAACATCTGCCGGGCCAAATGCGGATTTGCGCTCCGCGTGGAGCTGGCTCGTCAAGCGTCATCAGGATCTTGTAGATAACGATGGCTATGCCAAAAAAGCTATCGGAGTGATAGTAAATAGTTGGATAGGTGATGGCATTATGTCAACACCGACCAACACGGCACAGCGATACGGCAGGCTCTGGCAATCCTGGTGTGATGAACCAATCTCTGACTTCTACGAAAAGCGTAATTGGTACGGGAATCAAGCGATAGGAGCACGAACAACAGCCGTGCGTGGCGCTGTACTGCTAAGGAAAAGAATAAATCCCGAAATCCTGGAAAAGTATAAAATGGTTCCGCTACAGGTGCAGATGCTGGAACCTGATTGGCTGGATTTTGGCAAGGATAACGGGATCAATATCATTTTTGGCCAAGAATTTGACGAAGCCGGCAGGCTAAAGGGCTACTGGATACGCGATAAACATCCGGGCGAGTCAATGCTTGGCTACGGCATCAAATACACAAGCAGCTTCGTCCCAAAAGATGAAATAAGCCTACATTTTGAAGACTTAAGAGCTGGCCAGCGGATGGGTATTCCGTTTGGTACCGCTGCAATCCTGACACTTCGGGACATGGGAGACACAAAGATTGCTCAGCAAATGAAGGATAAGATCTCCGCTTGTTTCTTTGGCGTGACAAGCGACAGTGACGGCACGTATAATCAGCTTGATGAGGATAAGGTTTTTGAGGAGATTGAGCCAGGAATGAACTACAAACTTCCGCCTGGCCGGTCGTTTGAAGCCTTCACACCGCCAACCTCTGGCGATTTTTCAACCACGCAAAAGCTCTACGCCCATGAAGTTGCCGCTGCCTACGAAATCACTTACGAGGCGTTGACTGGCGATCTTTCAAACGTCAACTACAGCAGCATGAGAGGCGGCTGGCTGGAGTTTTCGCGGCGCGTTGCTCACCTGCGTGGAAACATCAGCTATCCCGGAATGCTGACGCCTGTCTGCAGGTGGCACGATGAATTGGCGCGGGCGTCTGGCCTCCTGAAGGGGCCTCGGGTGATGTGGTCGCACACCCCGCCGCGCCGCGAGATGATGGATCCCACCAAGGAGATCCCGGCGCTGATCAAGGCGGTTCAAGCTGGCATCATGAGCCTGGCGGAAGTTCACCGCTCCTACGGCTACATCCCTGAGCAAGTGCTCGCAGAGCGCGAGAAGGAGATCAAGGAGGCTCGGGCCAAGGGAATCATGCTGACGACTGATCCTGGTGCTGAGCTGTTCTTCTCAAGCCTTCAGCCGGCCACTCCGCCTACAATGCCCACAAGCAATCCTCAGCCATGAAGTCAATCTTTCTTTACGGAGACATCGGTCTCGATGTGAGCGTTCAGGATCTATCTGCTCAGCTTGCCGAAGCGGGAACCCAAGACGTCAGCGTCAACGTCTTCTCCTATGGCGGGGATGCTGGCCAGGGCCTGGCGATGTTCAATCTGCTGGAGCGGTATCAGGGCCGAGTGACTGCCTACATCGATGGCGTGGTTGCCAGCGCTGGAACCCTGCCGGTGATGGCGGCCGACCGCACGGTGATGCCAGCAAACGCCCTGATGCTGATCCATGACTGCTGGAGCGGTGCAGTCGGCAATGCATCCAGCCTCAGGCGCCAGGCTGATCAGCTCGACAGCTTCTCTGGCAGCTATCGGGACGCCTACGCCAGGCGTACCAAGCGCTCTGCGGAGGAGGTTGCCGCATGGATGAGCGCCAACAACGGCGATGGCACGTGGTTCACTGCTCAGGCCGCACTGGATGTAGGCCTGATTGACGAGATCTCCCCCCCGGTCGCGGTTCAGGCCAAGGCACCTGCACTGGATCCCTCCAGATTCACCGGTGAAGCCCTCCCGGAATCGCTGAAGTTTTGGGCGCAGGCTACACTGGCACAGATCGAAGCTCCGCCAATTCAAATGAGCAAGCCATCTCAGGCCGGGGGCGAACCGGCCGCTGTTGAGCCGCAAGCGACCCGCACGCCTGAGGCTGCTGTCGCTCCTGTTCAAGCATCCACGCCGCCCCCCGTGGCCCCTCCCGTCGCATCTGGCGGGGAGCTGGCCGAGCTGGCGAGCCTTCGCCGCGAGAATGACATCCGGGCCGCTGCTGCCCACGCCAACCTCCCTCCGGAGAAGGTGCAAGCGCTGATCGATGGCGGCTTGCCCATGGCACAGGCGGCCATTGAGATCGTCAAGGCCGCAGCCGCCGCGTCTGATGCACTGGCACCCCTGGCGGGCCACCCCGCCCGCGTGCAGGTGACGCGAGACGCGGGGGAAAACGTCAAGGCCGGCATCCAGGCCCGCATCGAGCACCGCCTCAAGCCCGGTTCTGTCATGCCTGAAGCTGCCCGGCAGTTTCGTGGCTGCAGCATGTTGGACCTGATTAAGGCCTCCATGGAGATGAACGGGGTTAACCCGGTTGGGCGCAGCAAGTCCGAGTTGGCCGTCTGGGCGCTTCACTCCACCAGTGATATCCCGTTGCTGCTTGAGAACGCGGCAAACAAGACGCTCATGCCTGCCTATGAGGAGGAACTTCACACCTGGGGGGCCATCGCTCTGCAGCGAAACCTCCCGGACTTCAAGGACGCAAAGACTTATAGCATTTCCGCTGATCTGATTCCCAAGGAATTGAAAGAGGGCGGTAAATATGAGTCCGCAACGATCTCTGAGAGCCGGGCATCTTGGCGTCTTTATACCTACGCCAGGAAAATCATTTATTCTCGCGAGATGATCATCAATGATGATCTGTCAGCGCTTGAGGAAACACTGCCCTTGTTCGGTCGTGGTTTCCGAAGGTTTGAGTCCAATATGATCTACCAGCTGATCACTTCCAACGCAAACAGCGCTGAAGATGGTCTGCCGTTGTTTGACGCTTCCCATAACAACACGGGAACGGGTGCCATTTCCATTCCGTCCATCTCCGCTGGCAGAAAAGCCATGCGCAAGCAGACGGATCAGGCGGGAACGAAGATCAACCTTGAGCCGGGCTTCCTGATGGGTCCATCGGATCTTGAGGACGAAATCCTTCAATTCCTCTATCCAAACGGTTACGCGCCTTCTGCGCTGACTGGTGCAAATGGTGTGCATCCGTACCAAGGGAAAATGCAGCCCATCATCGAGAGCCGTCTCGATGGTTCCGCCACTCAGTGGTATCTGGTTGCACCGAAGGAACGGATTGCCGGAATTGTGTATGGCTATCTGGAGGACGAGCCAGGCCCCAATCTGACCAGCGAAACGCTGCGCGATCCTGACGGGATCAAGTTCATGGCCCGGATTGACTTTGGCGCGGCAATCCGCGACCATCGCGCCTTCTACCGCTCCAGCGGAACCTGATTCACCTATTCACCCTGAGCTGACTTGCTATGAAAAATGCAGTTTATCCGGGAGATTGCTCCCTGCCGCTCGCCGCCCCATATGCGGTCACATCGGGCGGATCGGCGCTGATCGGCGCCATTGTGGCGGTGGCCGTTGTCGATCTGGCCTCCAACGCGGTCGGAACATTCATGCTCGACGGGACCTACACCTTTCCCAAGAGCACCGGCACCGGCACCGGAGGCGCCCAGGGTGCCAAGGCCTACTGGGACAACACCGCGAAGAAGTACACTGCCGTCTCCACGGGGAACACCCTGGCGGGCATCTTCTCCAAGACCTGCACCGATGCGGCCACCACCTGTGAGGTGCGACTCAGCGGGGCTCCTGGCTGATGGGCTGGGCCACCCTATCGGCAGCGGCTGATCAGGTGGCTCAGCGGCACCTGGGGGGCATTGAGTTCACATGCAACGGCATCACGGGCACCGGCTTCCTGCTCCGCAGGAGCCGCATGGTGCTCGATGACGAGATGGTCACCATTCGCTGGTTTCTGACGGCCCTGACGTCGGAGGCCAGCAGTTTTGCCTATGGCGACGTGCTCACGGCCCAGGGCCAGACGTTTCGAGTTGAGATCCAGGCTCAACCTTTCGACGATGGGACATGGTGCGAGGTTCTCCTCAGTGATCCCATCGCGGTCGCCCCTCAGCCCGTCATCACCCTGCTGCTGACCACCCCAGCCGGCCAGCAGCTGACCACCCCAGCCGGCATCCCCCTGATCGCGATCTGATGGCAGTTCAACCCGGCTCGATCTCCTCACAGCCTGCAGCGGGCATCCTGACCGGCGCTGAGCTGATGCCCCTCGATCAGGACGTCGGCTCACCGGTGGCGGCCACGGCGCTGGTGGTGAACCAGGGCTACCGGATCGTGAGCCTCGGAAACACCAACTGGCAGGCCGTGGGCGCGGGAGCGAGTGCCGCGGTGGGCACCGTGTTCTCGTGCGAGGCGGTGGGCACCGGTACCGGCACCGCCCAGCGTGTGGACTGCCGACGGGTCACATCGCAGGCGCTGGCGGCCCTGGCGGGGGTGGCTGATGCGATCCTGGCGCACAGCCAGGCCGAGGATCCCCACCCCGGCTACACCACGGCGCTGGAGCTCTCCAGCGCCCTGCAGGCCTACGTCACTTCTGGCGCACTGAGCACGACGCTGCAGGCCTATCTCACCAGCGCTGCAGCAGCGCTGGCCTACCAGCCTCGCGACGAGGATCTCACGAACCTGGCCGCCGTGGCCAATCAGACCGCGTTTGGCCGGGCGTTCCTCGCGCTGGCGGACCAGGCCGGCGCCCGCGACTACATCGGCCTGGGAACAGCCGCCACTCCCACCCTGGCGGGCCTCACCCTGACCGGGCTGGCGATTTTGCCGCACATCCACGGCAACCTGGCGGGCGGGCTCTATGCCCACGTCAAAAACCTCAGCGGTGGCGCACTGGCAGCCGGCACGCCTCTGCGCACCGTGGGCACCGTGGGCGACACCACCACGCTCCAGGTGGTGGCCGCGAGCGCATCCTCGGCCGGGACGATGCCGGCCCTGTTCGTGCTGTCGGAGCCCCTGGCGAACAACGCCGAGGGCCATGCAACCTTGCTCGGCGAGATCACGGGGCTGAACACCGCTGGCCTGGCGCCCGGAGCGCCGCTGTTCGTTCCTTCTGGCGGAGGCCTGCTGACCGCCACCCGGCCCGCTGCCAACGCCCAGCAGGTGGCGACGGTCGGCAGGGTGCACGCCACCACCGGCAGTGTTCACGTTCTGCCCTGGCCGGTGCTCGGGACTGCGGCGGCGGCGGAGACTGCTGACTTCGATCCCGCCGGCGCGGCTTCCGCTGCCATCACAGCCCACTTGTTGGCCGCCAGCCATCACGCCCCCGCCAGCCTGGCCGCCAGCCTGCAGACAGTGCTCTCTCTGACCGGCCAGGAGCTGGCGGCGCAATCCCCAGGCGAGGGTCTGACGCGGCTGCATTACTGGAACCCTGCCACGAGTCGGCTTGAATTCCTGGCGCTGGGCGCAAACCTGTCTATCTCCACTGGACAGCTCAATGCAGCGGGCGGGTCGCCCGGCGGGTCGCCCGGCCAACTTCAGTGGAACTCCGCAGGAACACTTGCTGGACTATCAACAAGCGCCATTGATGGAAGCGGAAATCTTACATGGTCTGGAAGGATTATATCTTCTCAGAATAGCGCAGCAAATGCTCCCGCTATCTTAACTACAGGCACTTGGTTTAGCGGTGGCACGGGAAGTAACAACCTGCCACATGTCCTCATCCAACACTCCGCCGCAACCGCCAACACGGCCTGGAAACAAGACGGGACCGGGTTAGCAGTTTATGGTTCGAACGGCTCCCAGCGATTGATAGAGACTGGTGTAAATGGATTAAGTTTTTTTAGGTTGAATGGAAGCTCCATAGAAATAGGCCCTACTGGATTCCAAGGATGGCTAATGGATAGCCAAACTTTGGTTATGCGAAATGTAAATCTGCTTGGTTGGAATAGCGGATCCGCAACAAATATTTTTATGGACACCTTCTGGGGCCGCGCTAGTGCGGGAGTGATCTACCAGCAGGGCGGCACGACCGCTCAGTCATACTGGCTGGCCAACACGATTTCTGGTGGTAATTTTGAGCGAATGCGAATGGGATGGGAGAGCAATGTTTTCACGTTTCGCACTGAGGCAGGTGGAACCGGAACGGCGCGTGGCATCAGAATTGGCGCCAACTCAGCGCAATTGCTTGGATTCTGGGGCGCAACTCCGGTTGCGCAACCGGCGGCTATTGCGGACGCAACCGATCTTCCATCCGCAATAACTGCGGTCAACGCGCTTCTCGCAGCCGCTCGCCTTGTCGGTCACATTGCCACCTAACCATGCAATCCATCTGCACACAAATCAGCCAGCGAGCCTATGATGGCTTCATCGCGGCAGGCAATATCAACGGCCAAACGGCCGAGGATCTTGCCTCTGAATTTCTGGAAAATCGGGGCATTGCTTATGCCAACATCCTTGAGATTGGCAGAATTACACCAGCCGCTTTTATGCGACGCTTTACAAATCCAGAATATACAGCAATCTCAGAAGCCGCTGAGATTGATCCGATTGTTGGCGGCCTTGTTCAAACATTGATCAGCCGGCCATTTATTGAGCTTACAGACCCAGATCTTGAACAAGGATTGCGAATCATCGCGGGCCGGGTTGATGGTGTTGCCCTTGAGCGAATTCCCGTACTGCTGCACTACGATCGGCCTCAGCCGGCTTCAATACCTGAGCAGCCATGAATCAAGTTCGTAAAAGTGAAGCGCAGGCCGCATTCATTCAGGACATGATAAATGCGTTTGCCGCTGGAGGGCCATGAGCGACACACCAGGCCCCGCTATCATGGAGCCGGTAGATCAGGAGCCGCATGGTATGGACGCGGGAGGATGCAGTGAGCCCCAGCACAGGGTTTCCAGCGTTGAGCGATGGGGCAATGATTCCCGTGTAACGGCTGGCCTCAGGTTTGGCGTTGCAATCCTGCAGACCGCCTCGGCGGCGATGCTTATAGCAATCCTGGTGAAGTGGGATTCAATGGGTGATGCCATTGAGCGGCTTGAGATGAGGCTGCCACTGGTTGAGAACCGCGTAAGCGCTGGAGAGGCCAGAGCGGATAGCTACAAAGAAGAGATGATGAAATTGCTTATACAGTCAAAAGTGCAGGAAGAGTTGCTCAGGAACACTGGCTGGCGCCTTAATCGACTTGAGAGAAAGGCAGGTATTCAGTGAACAACCATCTGCCCACCATCCTCCTCCTGGCGGGCGTCGCCCTGTTCGCTGGCGCCACGATCCCAACCGTTCACTGGCTGCAGTGCACTGCGCACGCCGGCGGCCTGGCGTGCTCCGGGGCCGCGTCCACCGCCCGTGAGAGCTGGCTGGCGGTGGCCTCCACACTGTTGGGGCTGGCCTGGCAGGACCGCAGGGGGCAGCGATGAGCACGATCCACCTGCAGCTCAAGAAAGGCCTCGAAGCGCTGATCGCAGCGGCGCCGGGTATCCAGGCCTGCTACCTCAACCGCCCAGGGCCTGTCGGCGAAAACGAGCCGAAACCCGTGGTGATCATCCGGGGAGAGGTCGCCAGGGCTGAGGCGGACAATCAGCAGACCATGGCTCTGAAGACGCAGCTCAGGGTCTCGCTGTTCTTCGATCTTGTGGCGGGCGGGGAAAGCCTCGATGAGATCTCAGACCCGCACTGGATCACAGTCAACAACATCATGCACGGCGGCGCTCGTGATCTGCCTGGCGTTCAGGCCGTGGAGTTTTTGGAGCACCAGCCCGAGCCTGAGGGTGATGCGGGGCGGCTCGATCTCGTCTATCTTGTAACGCAGAGAACTCATCAGCTCGACCTCACCCGTGTCCCGCCGACATGACCCTCCCGTGAAGAGCCCACCACGAATGGAGACCCCGCCAGAGGACCATCCGCTGCCCACGAAGTGGATCCCTGGCGGATGGATCTGGAGCCCTGAGGCGGGCGATTACGTGCCTGCCTCTCCCCAACCCGAACCCATAGCGCTGCTGGCCCCAGCGGACGCCACCACCACCGAGGAGATCACCGATGGCCAAGGCTGATGCCGTACTGCTTTACGTCCAGCCGGGGACCGTCTACGGAGAGGCGCGACCAACCTTGCTGGGCAGCCATGCGTTGAACGTGTTCAACGTGGAGATCAACCCCCTCGAAGCTGACTCTGCCGAGCGGGAGCAGGCCGACTCCGAGGGCGGTCGGGTCACGAAGCCGCACGTTCACAACAAGCGAGCCTCGTTCTCATTCAGCACCTACCTGGTGGGCAGTGGTGTTGCGGGCACCGCGCCAGCCTGGGGCGCCTTGGCGCAGGCCTGTGGAGCGACGGTCACTACGGTTGCGGGAACATCCAACACTTTCTCGCTGGTTTCACAGAATTCCGCGGTGGGGTTCTGTCATCTGCTGGTGCAGATTGGCCCCGAAAGGTTCTACTGCGATAACGCCAGGGGGACATGTGAGGAGACCTACGGGGGCGGGCTGCCCACCGCCAGGTGGACTTTCCAAGGCCTGGAAAGCACGCCCGTTACCGAAACGATTCTCGCCCCCGCCTACGCCAACACTGGCCTGGTTCGAGCCGTGGATGCGGTCAACACCCCAACCTTCGAGCTGGGCACGTCGCTTGCGCCAGTTGCACGCGAGTTTTCCAGTTTCACCTATAGCTGGGGCAACGAGCTGCAGCTCAGGAACAACGGTGGCGGCACCCGTGAAGTGATGATCGTCACCGGCCTACCCACTGCCAGCGTGACAATCCGAGACACGGGCCTGTCGGATTACAACAATTTCAGTATTGCTGGAGATGAGACCGAACAGCGACTGCGACTCGTTCACGGCCCGATCGGTTCACGGATTTCGCGGGTAATCCCCCGCTGCACACTGGCGGCGGGCACCAAGGAGGCCGTGAATAACGAGACCTACATGACTCACGCCCTCAACATCATGCACGACCCCAACGTGCGCAATTACTCCACCCTGATCTGCTCCTGATCCATGACATTCGATCTGTTAAGCAAGGCCGAATCCTTCCACTGTGAAGTCCGGGGGCAATCACAGGGGACTCCGTTCTGCTTCCTTGCCGAGTTTCGGGCCTACGAAACGGAGGCGGAAGTGGAGGCCGTCATGGAGCGAATCAACAAGATCCAGGAAGAAGGCGGCAGCACCAAGGAGTTGGCTGACAGCGTCCTGGCTATTGCAAGGGATCTCCTGATCCGTTGGGTCAATCATCCCGAGCAACCCCACCTGTGGATGCTCAGCGGGGGCGAACCCGTGGAGTGCACCCCTGAGCTGCTGGATGCCCTGCTGGGGCGCACTGGTGTGGCCTTCAGTGTGATGATGGCCTACCAGAAGCAGCGCTTCGAGGCGAAACCGGGAAACTCCGAGAGTTCGCGCACGAATGGTTTCGCGGCCCCGCCCCGGCCGAGGACGACCTCGCGGACATGAGGGCGGAGCAGCTCAGCATGGCGCAGGAGCTGGGCGGCGACGAAACCGCCGAGTCACTGCGGCGCCAGTTTGAGGTGCTCGATCAACTGACCCAGGGGCCTGATGGCGGCCCACCACGCCCCCCCTGGCGCGGCCCGGCCAGCCTGTGCCGCAACGCACGGGGCGAGCTGCTGATCCTGCAGGAGAACCTGCCGGCTGTGCTCGTCTGGCTGCAGACCGGCAACCAGTGGCATCGCGCCGGCATGGAGGGGGAGCCCGTGGCGCATGATGCCCGTGCGGCGCTCGAATACGCCCGCGCACTTCAGGAGGAGGATCCCACGGTCCGCCCCTGGCGGGTGGCGGCAGATGTGCAGGTGATCGCCGCCGAGGTGCTCGGCCTGATGAGGCTCCAACGCTCACGACGGAGGCCCGCCTGATGGCGAACGATCTCGATGCCCTGCTGAAGGTCAGAGCACAGGTCACCGGCCAGCAGGATCTGCGGGAGGCTGATGGTCTATTGAGGCGCCTCGGCGTCAGCGCGGACAACTCTGCCGGCGGCATGAAGCGCATGGCCCGAGCGGGTAATGACCTGCAGGGGGCACTTGCCGCCATCGGCCTGGGAGCCGTCGTCGCAGGCCTCGCCGCTTACGGACGGCAAGCGCTGACGGCTGGCGAGGATTCCCAGCTGTTGGCCCTGCGGGTCAAGGCATTGGCGGAACCGCTCGGCGAGGTGGCGCGGCTGCAGGCGTTCACGGCGCGGGCGGCGGAGCAGTTCACCATCGGCCAGAACGACGCCGGCCAAGCTGTCACGGACTTGTACGGCCGCCTCCGCCCGATGGGGGTCAGCTTGGATCAGATTCAGACGACCTTCATTGGCGTGTCAAAGGCAGCCCGGCTGTCGGGCTTGAGTGCATTTGACGCCAAGGAAGCCTTTCGCCAGCTGGGCCAGGCCATGGGGAGCGGGCGCCTCCAGGGCGATGAACTCAGGTCACTCATGGAGAGGATGCCGGCGATCGGCCAGGCGATCGTTGAGGTGTTCAACGACATCAGCCGCAGCCGGGGCCTTCAGCAGATCACCCGGCAGCGGGCGGAGCAACTGGTGGCCGAGGTGCGCGATGGGGAGAAGAAGCAGACCGAGGAGCTGCAGGAGGGGATCAGGGACCGGCAGCGGGCGATGCAGAGAGACACGGATGACCAGCTCCGGCTGATCGCCAGGCGTTACGATGCGCTGCGCACCGCGATGAATCAGGCGGAGGAGGAAGGCGACACCCAGCGCGACCGCGCAACGCAGGACAGGCTGGATGCCGAAAAGAAAGCGATTGACGATCGATACGAGATGGAGCGCGATGCAATAGAGGAGCGCGGGAAACTACTACTCAAAGAAGTATCGGGAGACGCCAGCTTAGACGATGCACAAAGAGAAGCAATTGAGAAGAGGCTGTCCGACGAAAAAGAGGCGATCCTTGATGGCATTCAGGAACGGCAAAGTGAGGAGCTGAAGAGGCTCTCTCGCGGCTACGAGGATCAGGCCAACCAATCCAGGCGGGCCAGGGAAGCGGATCGCAAGGAGAAGGAAATCGCCCTGCAGGACCAGCAGCGGGCCGAGGAGGATCAGCTGCGCGAATCCCTGCGCCGCCGGCAGGAGGAGCTTCAGTCTGCAATGAACAAGGAGCTGGAGATACAGAAAGAGGCCAATAAAAAGGCCATTGTTGATATCCTACTCAGGACAAAGGTAACAGTTGGCGATCTCAAGAAGATGGGTGCCGAGGGGCTGATACCGACCGAAATAGTGCTCAAGGCAATGGAAAAACTTGCTCAGAAATCCATTCCGCCACCCACGGCGCTGATGGAGTTCAACAAGGCGATGAAAGACCTCACGAAAGTAATAGGTGATGATCTATTGCCTATACTGACGCCTGCGATTCAGGGTATAACGTCGCTGATTAAGTCATTCATTGCCGCCCCTGCCTGGGTGAAGCAACTCACGGTGGGCCTCGGCGTGTTGGTTGCCGCCGTGGGCGCTTTAACCCTTGCCATAGTGGGGCTTGCGGTTGTCGTCAGTTCGGCAAAGATTCTCGGGATCGTAAAGCTGATCAAACATTTCCAAGATCTCTCCGTTGCTGCCCGTGCCGCTGGCGCTGCAGTGCAAACCGTCACCGTGCGCGACATCACATCCCAGGCGCTTGGCGGCGGCGCGACGAAGATGTTGCCCCCGGTTGGCGGGATGCCACCGATGCAGCCGCCGCCCCCTGGCCTGTTCAAGGCCTTCCTGGGGCAGGTCGCCGCTGCCAGTCGCGCCATGGGCGGGCTGATTGCTGACGTGGCACTGTTCGGCGTCAGGCTGCTGAGAGAAATTCCAATCGTGGCCAGGTTCGGCGCGGCGTTCGCGGGTCTGAGGATTGGCGCCACGATCGCGGGCTGGCTGGGGGCCGTGGGGCCGTTTGTCGGCGCCTTCACCGCCGCCATGGGTGGCCTCCTGGCGTGGATGACCGGAACCTTCCTCCCCGCCATGGTGGGAATTTTCTCTGGCCCGGTCGGCTGGATCGCGCTGGGCGTGGCGGCGTTGGTTGCGGGGATGATATTTTTCCGGGAGCCGATTATGGAGTTTTTCGGCTGGGCTTATGAGCAGGTTGTAGGATTCTGGAAAACAGTATTCGGCTTTATTTATGATACACAAATCAAGCCATGGGTTAATCTGTGGAATACGGTCCTAGCCAAGCCAGTAACAGATGCCGCCAAGGGATGGCTTGCTGGTATTACAAAATTCTTCAGCGGCATTCTTGAGTTCATAGACAAGAACTGGCTTAAGCAATGGGCGGCTTACTGGGAGCAGTTTACAGCCGACCCGTTTACATTTATCGAAAAAGTACGGCGCCGCTTTGATGATCTTGTATCATCAGTCGTCAATACCTTTAAGGCTATTCCCGCATTCCTTCAATCGGTTTGGGATAATGTCCTCAGCGGAATGAGCCGCGCATGGGGATGGATGACGGATGGCCTTACTGCAAAATTGAATGATATTCTATCTTTGTGGAATCGTGTTGCTGAAGGCGTAAACAAACTGCCGACACCTTTCAAGCTGCCCATTGTCCCGCTGTTCGAGCGCCAGCAGATTCCCGGCTTCGCCCGTGGCGGCTGGGTGTCGCGGCCCACTATCGCTCAGCTCGGCGAGGGCGGCGATCCCGGCGGGGAGTATGCGATTCCAGCCGGCCGGATGGACGCGGCCATGGCGGCGTGGATGCAGGGCGTCCGAGGCCCCGCCCTGGTGCAGGCCTGGCAATCCTCCCCCTCCCCTGCCGGCGCTCCAGCGGCCGCCCCCCT